CAATAGACAAAGCACCCTGCAGATATTTCTTCAATACCTCAGGGTGTGACTGTCCCTTGATAGTAAACAGTTGTTGAAAGTTTTCTTTGTTGACGAAGACTTCTACTTCAGTTTTAAACATATAACTCATAGTCTGGGAGCGTTTCATCCAAGACTTTAAGTTGTCCTCACCACTGGATATGATCTCTCCAATCCACAGTCGGTCAGGGTCATCGCATTCAACAAAGTTTGCTAAGAAGTAATCTTTGATTTCTTCATCTGACTTCTTACGAGACATCCGCTCAAAGAAATAACGATCCTTACGTTTGTTATATGCTTGAACGGATGCTTTAGATTTACCACCATACTTGAAGTAGTTGTAACTCTTCTTGGTGAAATGATTTTTGAATGCTAGGTATGTTTTGTATACATCAATGGGAGTCACGGCGTTCTCTTTCATCAAGTGCTTCATTAATAATTTGCTTCAACTCGATACGTTCTTCTGGTGTGAAGATTGTCCTTACCTTGACGGGCATAGGAGCATAACTACTTGGTTTCTTTGGAACGTACTTTCCGGGAACACTCATTCCCTGTGTGTCAATCTTGTCCTTCATCGTCAATCCTATCGAATCCTTCAATTTCTTCTGCCTTGACCATGTGCTCACCTTTGATAAGATACCAATGATGCCCTTCACGCTCGCCAAGATACTTTAGTTCATCATCAATCCATGAATGCTCACGCATCGCAGCTTGAATTTTATAATGTAATAGTTCACTTTTGGAAATCATAATGGGAGTTTTGCTCGTGTAGTTTTCTTCAGGAAGTTAAGTTGAGTGGCATCATACTTAAGTTTTTCCTTCAGTGGTTTTGATATCAGTTTACCAACAGATTCCATTTCAATCTTGTTCTCTTCACAAAATGTGAGGATAGCATCGATATAATTGAATTTGTATTCCTTGACCAGACTCTCAACCTCTTGTGCAAACTTTGCTTGGCACAAGAACTTCTCTTTGATCAGGTCATCAACTTGATTATCCATGTTCTCCTGTTTTGAAATCGACGAACTTTTTGATGTACTCTGTGAGAAGTTTAATATAGTAACTCTTGTTTGTTTTTTCATAGACTTTGCATTCTCCGTTTTCGGCAACCATAATAGTAACAATTTTCTTGACTGGGATACCAGTCATTTCAAAATACATGCAAGCATAAGCAGTCTCTTGCACGAAATAATTTTCAATCCATTCCTCGGGTTTAATCTTGGCCGAGGTCTTAAAGTCGATGACTGCAAGTTCTCCATCGTACTCTGCGATGCAGTCTACTCGTCCTGCGAGACCAAGATAGTCGCTATACAGCGACTGTTCTATAACATGTATGTTATTTATACGATCCAGATTTTTCTTCGCTGATAGAAGTAGGAACTTCGTAGCAGGAAGCATCTCAATATCCTTGATAGGAACATTCTTAATGTATTGTTCTACTGCATCATGGAACTTTGTCCCACGAAATGTAGATTCTCTAAGAACTTTATTTGCTTCCTCGTTCCCAACTTTCTTTCTCCACTTAACGAAGACTTCACGGTTATAGAAACTAGTGACAGATGTGATAGATGGATACATCTTTCCTGATGGGACTTCGTAGAAGCGAGTCCCATCAATCATGGTTGCTTTTAAATCAGTCTCACCTTTTAAATTATCTAGATGAATAAACATTAAATACCGAGTGCAATTTTAGTCATGATGTAGTTACGAACAAATCCAGACCTAACAATATCATTAACGTCATACTCTACACAGGTAAAGTCTTCAGTCATTGCTTGGATAACTTTCATAAAATCAAGGATTCCGTTGCGTTCATTGGTCTTCACGAGGTCAGACTGTGCTGCGTCACCACAGAAAACAATCTTACAGTTTTCACCAACTCTGGTTATTATACTATCAAGTTCGTGAAAATTCAAGTTTTGCATCTCGTCAACGATGATGATGCAGTTGTCCATGGTGGTTCCACGGAGGAATGAGGTAGACCAGAACTTGATAGTCTCTTGTGCTTTCAATGCTCCGTAAAGCATCTCAAACTCATTCTCATCCTGCATCTCAAACATATACTTCACCATATTCTTGTACGGAATCTGGTACAGTGCTGCCTTATCTTCATGGTCACCTGGAAGAAAACCAATCTCACGAGTAGCAACGAGAGAACGAACCACATACACCTTCTCATAAGGTGTAAATTGATCCAATACATCTTTGAGTGCAAGGTAGAGAGCAATGAATGTCTTACCTGTACCTGCTGCACCATACGCAAACAGGTTTCTACCCTGCTTGTATGCGTCAAAGAACCTTTCTTGGTTATCTGTCAGTGGTTTGATATCAACCATCAGATCAGAATTGATTGGTTTCTTTCTCTTCAGTTGTCTTGAACTCATACTGCCGACTCCAACGCTGGAGCCGCCTTTTCTTTTTTTAGCGGGCATACTTAGACTTTGTTGATGTTAGAACCTGGGACTGATTTGACCTTAGATAGAACGTCGTTCCATCCAGGGTTCTTCTTGCGAAGTTTATCTTTCCATTCACCGACTTCACCGGACTGTGGACAGGTAGATGGATCGCTCCAATCTCTCTTCCAGTCAGGATTATCATCACACCACTGAGACCATTCAGTGACACTCATTACAACTTCTTTCTGTTCACCAGTCTCTTTATGGACTACCGGGTATGTTGCCATAGTTACAAAACTCAATCAATTATTTATTAAACCCATTCAAGGGCTTCGGAAACAGTGGGAAACTGTTCCATGAATACTGTCTTCGCATCCTCTGCGACCTGCATATGCTCCTTCTGAGTGCCGTTAGCAGTCCTCAGAGTGATGTAATGAATCCATGACCTGCAAGAGCCTGTCATGTAGATTTTGGTGGGCGTACAAAGTGGAAGCACATTTCTTGCACATTCCTTTGCCACACCACTATCGAGCATCTGTTGATACAACGCCATAGAAGAATCAAATAGAGTCTGCATTTGCATCTCTAACTTCTGAGTGATGAACGGGTCAAGATCATCAATCGAGTTCTGACGATTCTTTGTATCCTGTCTACGAAGTTCAGGCAGGGGAATCTTATCACTAAGCAGAGAACTATCAGCATACCGCTGTGAGAATTCTTGATATGTAAAACTCCGGTGCCTTAGGATCTGAGCCGCGATTGCCCTTGTCGTAGAGATCTCCAAGGTCATCGTAGACTGCTCAAAGACAGACCAATGATTATGCTTAATACAATAACGTAGTAGACCTGCGTACTTATCATTGTCCTGGTTGCTGGGGTTTGATACTCTGGCGATATACGCCATGGTCTGTTCTGCGTCAGGAGTAACGCTTACTAGTTGTGCTCTCATAGTTCAGTCGGGATAACCATCATCGTCTTCAAAAACCTCATCGTAGTCTCCTACAAGTGTAGTATTTCTTTCATATGTATATGCATCTATATCTGAGTAAACCTCAGACTCCAGAACATCTACAAGAGATTTGAGATTACGTACAATGAGTTTTAGTTTTTCTTTGTCCATAAACTCAATACCGTATGCTACCATTTTACACAAAAAAAGCGTGTCTGTCAAGACACGCTGTAGAACTAACCTAGTAATCTCCTACATATTCGTTTGCAACTGGACTGTGAATCATCACATTCAATTAAACAATCAAAATAATCGCTGGTTAAGTTTGATTCCTCATTGTAGAGATTTAAATTTTCTTCTATGTTCCTCCAATCAGCTAATTGATTTCTCGACATAATATTATGCATAGGTTGAATCCCTAGGAGTTTGCTTCATGATATTGAATTGGGTTTTCAGATCATTGGCGTACTTTAATTCTATACTATCTATCCTTCTTTAGCAATCTTAAGGTAGTTTTGTTAATTTGCATAAAAAAAGACAGGTCTCGCAACCTGTCTTTACATTCACTTGGAGTAGGTCTTACCGCGATAGCAGAATGTACCGTGGTTTTCCCTACTTTCTACACAACGTGTATCATACTCAACACCACGATAGGTAGTGTGATTGATCTGTGCGTTGTGGAGTGCAGATGCCTTCTGGATCTGCCTGCGAATCAGATTAAGGGTGTTCATTGTAGGTGCTCCTAAAGTAGTTGGATTTTTAGGTCCGTTCCTTTAGTCGTTTGCGTCCCAAGGACACTCGGGAGTTGCCTCCTGAATTGTCAGAACTATTTCATTTTTAATAACATCCAACATTTCCTGATGGGATTCAACACGCTGAACAATGTCAGCAGCATCTTCACAGGTAATAGTGGCGTACAATAATAAATCAATCATGGGATGAACGCTCCGTTCCGCGACTTACTTGCGTCCCCGAAGGGATGAACGACAGGTCTATTATAGACCATTGTCTCTATTTAGTCAACCAGTTTTGTATCATCAGATACAGAATTTTCCTTTAGCAGGTTGGTGACTACTTTCTCTGTACCATCCATAACCTTGATTTGATACAGGTTGGACTTCATATACTTTTTAATTTTCTTATACTTCTTTTTGACTTGTTCGATACCATCAAAGTTGATATCGACATTCAGACTCTTATCACTCATTTCTTTTTCTTTTCTTCTTTTTTGGGTTCGCTACCAGGAACGTTCCACATCTTAGGATTGACTTGTCCACCTGACTGTCTCATGGTAACAAACCTATCGTGATACTTATCCCAGTAGTGATCAAAGATATCTACTTGCTTATTAGCGACACACAAATCAAACTTTGAGTTACCTTCTTCATCCTTATATTCAATGATGTAGCATGTATATGGGAGAGACTTATCATCTCCCATTTCAACATCAACATCCTCTTGTAAGATTCTTATCTTAGTCAACTGCGGTTCCCCCAAGTGATATCAGGATATGCTTCAGAAACAATCTCCTTATTAATACTATACTTCTCTTCCAGGTTCTTATCCTTTACCAGACACAGGATCTCTGCGTCAAGTGGATGCAGACCTTCAAGCATCTGAATGAACATGGTCTCTCTACGGAGAGATTTCAGTTGGTCGTTACCACCCTTACAGAAGTTGTAGAACCTCTGATACTCCTTACGGATGGTGGTTCTGCCTTTCTTGAAGTCACCAAGTCCCATGGAATCGTCATTATTGTATTCCATAGTACCGACTGCCTGAGCAATCTTGGTGCTCAGAGTTCCAGTGGTGATTTGCTCATCCTTCATACTGGAGTATGGGACTTCACCAGGTGGGAGCAGAGAGATTACACTGGGATCAAAGTTCCAAATGAATAATGCTTTGAGTGAATCGTGCTCGTATTTTCTAAGGACTTCTACCTTCTTTGCTTTTGTCTTCTGTTTGTTGACAAGAGCAAAGATTTCAAAGGTAAAGGGGTTGGGTGGCAGTTCCAGTGTGGCTGGTGCTGCCTTTCTTCTAGGAGCAGACGCTTTCTTAATCGTCGCTTTCCTCGTCGTAGTCTTGGGTTTCGTAGTCATTTTCAAATCGTACTGCTAAAATTTCATCTGGTAATACATTACCGTATTCATCCAACATTTCAGGATGCATGTATGGCATGGTCTGTCGCTGGAACAGGTCTCTTGTAAGGTATCCAACCACTACCCCAATGATGAGGAATTGGACTGTAACAAGAGAGAAGAGAGTTATAGTTGCGGCAGTCATAGTCCTTCTCCGAGAGATTTCTTTTTGATTAGTAATGATATCTCAAAACTGAAATGAATCTCTCTTCCGAAGAGAGAGACCATCTTGGAAAACTTAATATAGTTTCCCTTTCGAGGTTTGCGTCTCCCTCCTATTAGTAATTCTACACCTTTATTTATTGTTATCTCAGAGAACTTTGTTTTCCCTGAGGAACTTGACCGTTTCACTGCATCCTCCAATCTTTTGTTGACTTCCTGGTGTGACTTCATTCACCACAATTTGAGGGAATGATGTGCCTTGTCCAAATTCACCATAGAATTCATTGGAAGTAAAGTCTCTTCCAAGTTTATACTCTACAAACTTTTGTTCGGTTAGTGAAAGCACTTGGGCAACTTTCTCACAGTATGGACATCCGGGTTTTGAGTATACAATGAAGTTCATTTCTGTGCCTCTGCCCAGTCGTGATCGAAGATTGCAAGACCCATATCGGTGAGGATATGATCGTACATCTTATCAAACACAGCAGGGGGCATAGTCACCACGCTAGCACCGTTATACCAGGATCGGACTGCACGGTGGACACTGCGGATAGAAGCAGCGAGCACCTGCGTAGGGGCACCTGTGATACGATACAGTTCAGCGATAGACCGGACTACCTCCAGACCTGCCACTGATTGGTCATCCAGGCGTCCTACAAAGGGCGAAACGTAATATGCGCCTGCCCTAGCGGCAAGCACTGCCTGAGCAGCAGAGAAGATCAGAGTGACGTTTACGCGAATGTTGTTGTATGAGAGTTGTCTGCATGCCTCAATACCCTCACGGGTCATAGGGACCTTGATGGTGGCAGGGAATCCAAATGTTTCAACTAAACGACGACCTTCTGCGATCATCTCGTCAGAAGTTCCAACAACCTCCATACTGATATCATTGATACCCATATCTTTGATCTCTTGATAGACATCATCAGGTTTGCGACCACTCTTCATAATCAGAGTAGGATTAGTAGTGATTCCGTCAATCAGTCCGGTATCGTTATACTTACGGATAAGTTCTGTATCTGCGGTATCCAGAAAAATCTTCATTTGAGTCCGTCTAAAAGTTCTCTCTCGTCACTATACAGGAAATTCATATCTTTGTCAAGAATATATTCAATTCCCATCATAACATCAGGCACAAACCATTCATGAACTGGGAGACAATACTGCCAGTTCACAGGTTGAATGCAGTTCATAACCACCACTGACCAAAAGGCAGTAAGGTGATTTGCTATGCTAAGCATCGCCAGGTCTACCCCCGATTGCATCCCACATATCCTGAACCATATCCGGTGTTGGTGTGGTTCGTTCATGCATATCTGGAACTATCCAGGTCTTCCATTTATCAATCGCTTCCTGAGTAGGGACTTCGATTCTCACCATAGTTCCTTCTTCAACAAACTCTTCGTTCATCTTTTCATAGATCTCTGGTGTAATCTTATCGAACTCAGTAACTTCTTTAACAAATTTTTCCACCCTTTCTTTTTCGTCTGGGTTTCCTGGTCGTCTCGCATTACCAACATGCATTTTTTGATACTGTTCAGCACCCAGGTTGTCTAGAAAATCATTCATCCTACAATCTCTCCTGCTCTAATTTTTTGTAGTCGGTCAAGTTTCCATATAATATATTCAATGCTTGGAATACACTGAGGATTCCAACCAACGAACCCGTATGTCTCACCAGAATCCATCACCCAGCAGGGAGCATCATCATTATCAAGGTCTAACGATGCTCTGTATGCTTCTTCACCCATCAGTACAACTGCCCTCTCACGTTCAGTCAATACACTGAAGCAGGTGAAGGCATGTTTTCTGATTTCATCTGGGAGATAGTCTTTCATACCACTGCTAGGGGTTGCAACTTATCTAGGATATGACGGTATGCAGGAACAATATCACCTTCATCCTTTCTGAATAGATCCTTATCGAATCTTTCATTGGTTCCTGTCTGCCACAGTCTCATACTATCAGGACTGATTTCATCTGCAAGATACAGGTCACCATGAGCATCATAACCATACTCAAGTTTGAAGTCAACCAGGTCAATGCCCAAGATATAGAACAACTGTCGAAGATGATCATTGATACGTAAAGTCATATCGATGAAAGGTTGAGGATCATATCCCATCAGACGCACACGGTCTGGCGTAAGCAGGGGGTCATTCTTACTGTCATCCTTCAGGAAGAACTCAACGATAGGTTGTGGAAGTGGTTGCCCTTCGTTCAAGGTTGTTTCCTTGACGATAGATCCAGCAGCACGATTTCTACAAATAACTTCTAGTGGAACGATATCTACTTTCCTACAAATCATTTTATTAGCACCAACCATATTGATGTAATGGGTTGGAATGCCTTCTTTAGCAAGTCTCTCAAAGATAAGTGATGAGATACTACAGCAGAGAGCACCCTTCCCTAAAGGGTAATCTTCCTTCTCTCCATTTCCTGCAGTAACTTTATCATGGTATTCAATGATAACCTTCTGTGCATCATCACCTTGATAGACAGTTTTGACTTTGCCCTTCAAGATCACTTCCATGTTTTTACCTCCGTTTGATACTCGATAACAATTTTTTTACTGAATTTACCAGACTGTTGGTATATATTCCACTCCGTAGATGTAGCACCATCCATCTGGTCTACCATCTGTTGAATCACTCTGAGACGATCATCATCATTCATCATTACCAATACCCTCCGGGAACTTTTCGATTTCAGTCAATTCATAATCCCAATCTTCCATAACCACGTTGGCATAGAGACGATCAGAAAGCATTTCAATTTCTTTCTCAGCATACTCTCTGCTCGGTGCTTCCAACCAAAGATCGATTACCTTACCCAGTCTGAGTTTCTTGATGTTCAACTCTGACAATCGCTTAGAGGCATCTCTAACGGCATTGCCTGGTGAGTCATCAACCTGTGCTCTCAGACGGATGAATATTAATGCTTTGAATTTCATGCTTTTTGCTCCACTTTATCATCAACCTTGACCTTCACAGGTTCAACGGGGTCAGGAACAGGATGATACTTACGATACCTTACCGTCTCATATGTTTCAAATACTTCCTCAGGATTACCGTAGCAGATTTTCTTTCTCTGCTCTACGATCTCATCATAAGGATCTGACTTGATACTATCCCACTGTCTATGTGCGTTCTCAGTTACCTTGCGACTGATTACTTCATAGTCAACACCGTCACCAGAGGCAGGCAGGACAACATCGACATACTCTTTTTTCTTAGCAGCCATTAAAAAAGGGGGATCAACTCCCCCTAGTATAACATATTCAGAGCATCCCTGCAAGCATTACCAGAAAGCAGATGACGGTGAATACAAATACTACTGCACAACCAATTATCAATTCTTTTATGGTTGTGCTTTCACCGTTTGGTTCATGATGTGAATGTTCAGACATTAGTCTTCGTTGAAAAGTTTTTCTAGTGCTTCTTTCTTGTTAGCGAATTGTTCGCTATTCATACCAGAGACATCGATATACATTACTTCTTCACCAGGTTCTGGTGCTTCTGGATGTCTCCTGGTTATGATTGGTCTATTCATCTTGCTGATTGATTCGATGTTTTTATACATCAAAGCAAATGCAGATCCTCCAATAGCAAATAAAAATCCAAAGTAGAGTAGTGCAATCATTAGTACATTGCCTTAAAGTTTTGTCTTAATATTGTAGTTGTATTACCTAGTTTTCTCTTGATGAGTTCATCGATAGAGAACATACCAGGTCCACATAGCAAGACACAGATTGCTCCACCCCAATACAGACCTAAGAGTTCCAACAGATAGATGTTGAATCCACTGGTCATGACTGCATGATAGATAGCAATCGACATAGTGCCTACGATTGAGAGAGCACCGAGTCTAGCACCCAGTCCCACGATCAGTGCCCAACTACCAGCAATCTCAGAGAATGCAGCGATGTAGGACAAGAAGATTGGGAATGGTAAATGCAATGGTCTTACGAACGCATTTGCAAAATTCTCAATGTCGTTTAGTTTTTCAAATCCATGATGGATAAGAAGCACCCCGACACAGAGTCGGAGTGCGAGGAACCCGAAAGAGTTTATCACAGAGCGTTACCCCTCGGTAATACTTCTTCAGGGAATACAAAGTCTTCATGTGGTTGGTCGGCAGGTGCCATCCAAGCACGGAGACCTTCGTTGAGCAGAATGTTCTTAGTGTAGAACGTTTCAAACTCAGGATCTTCTGCTGCTCTAATCTCTTGACTTACAAAATCATAAGCGCGAAGATTAAGAGCCAGACCAATGATACCAATGGATGAAGTCCATAGACCCATGACAGGTACAAACAGCATAAAGAAATGAAGCCAACGCTTATTACTGAATGCAACTCCAAAGATTTGCGACCAGAAACGATTGGCGGTAACCATTGAATAGGTTTCCTCTTCTTGAGTTGGTTCAAATGCTTTGAACGTGTTTGCTTGTTCTCCATCTTCAAACAGGGTATTTTCTACAGTGGCACCGTGAATAGCACACAGTAATGCTCCGCCGAGAATACCTGCTACACCCATCATGTGGAACGGGTTGAGCGTCCAGTTATGGAATCCCTGGAGGAAAAGTAAGAAACGGAAAATAGCGGCAACCCCAAACGATGGCGCGAAGAACCAGGACGACTGTCCCAGAGGATATAAGAGAAAGACGCTGCAAAAGACAGCAATAGGACCAGAGAAAGCAATAGCATTGTAGGGTCTAATTCCGACGAGACGAGCGATTTCAAACTGCCTGAGCATGAAACCTATGAGAGCGAATGCACCGTGTAGCGCGACGAAAGGCCAGAGTCCACCGAGTTGGACCCAACGGACGAAACTGCCCTGAGCCTCAGGACCCCAGAGAAGAAGAAGACTATGACCCATAGCGTCAGCAGGAGTCGAAACTGCTGCTGTAAGGAAATTCGCGCCCTCAAGATACGAACTTGCCAGACCGTGGGTGTACCAGCTGGTGACAAACGTTGTCCCAGTAAGCCACCCGCCAAGAGCAAGATAAGCTGTAGGGAAGAGCAGAATACCAGACCAGCCCACAAAAACGAACCGATCGCGTTTAAGCCAATCATCCAGGACATCAAACCATCCCCTCCTTTGTTCAGTTAAAGTTGATGCGACCATGATTATTTAAAACCTCCATTTGTTTTTTTCTTTGTATCGAGCACTTCCACATGTGATTTGAAGAGTGGTGGAGTGCTAAACCATTGTTCCATTACCTCTTCATAACTCTTAAAGATTATACTCTCTTGGTTAGAAAAGATAAATCGGTATTCATGCCTATCGTAAGGCACATCAGAAGTTTGAGTAAACCAATCAGGTAATACTTTCTCTTCTGGATCTAAACTGCCATGCATAAAACTTTACAATTGTAGAGATAAAAAAAGGAGGTCTAGACGACCTCCCACAGTATAGCAGATTATATCAACCGACGCTAGGAGCAATCAGAGCCACAGGAGTGGACTCAGCAGCAGCGAGGTCGAGGGGGAAGTTGTGAGCGTTGCGCTCGTGCATTACTTCCATACCCAGGTTTGCTCTGTTAAGAACGTCTGCCCAG